ATTATTGGTTTATTCATAGATGAAAATTCAGCTATTGCTAAACCAAAAGTTTCACCTCTTTCTCTTGCATGTAACATTATATCACAAGTATTTATGAATGCTGCCTTTTCATTTTGATCTGTTGTACCATTTATAAATAAAATATTATCATGGTTATCATAATGGGAGTTACCACAAAAATTATCCTGGTTCATAAACAAAAAAACAATTTCTTTTTTACCTCGTTCTTTTGCTACTTGTTGAACGGCTTTTTGTGCAAATTCTATTTCAAAATTATTACCTCCCATCCATCCTACAACTAAAGTGTCAGGATCTATTCCTAAAAATTTTCGATATGATTTAGTTGTTTTAGGTAAATTAACCATGTGAGGTACAAATGGTGAATTATTTCCATGAGTTTTAGCTAACCATTCAGAAACATAAGCATAAACATCACCATGTGGTTCATAGGATGGAAATACAACATGGACTAAGTTTTTAGCATGATTAACTAAATTACCATCATTATAACCATATTTTAAATTATAAACATAATCACATGGTATTTTTTCTAATTCCTTAAAATTATATACCTCATGAATGTTACCAAATCTATTTTTAAACTTATAATAACTAGAATGATCACTATCTCCTCTATCTGCAAATGTTGCTATAATAGATTTATTACCCAATATTTCTTCATTAAAATGAGCATAATCATATGTTGCTATAGATGTACCTCGTTCATTAAGATTTTGATCAAAAAATAATACTGTTTTCATCATACTTCTACCAAATTTAAATCATTCCACAAACTATTAGTAACTCTATCAAAATCTTTAGTTACACAAATGTGATCACATGGATATTCATTTTCTATTCTCCATATTCTATATCCTCTACTCTTTAAAAAATCAAATATCTGCTCTTTTTTAACATCAAATTTTGCTAATTGATGTTCTTCAATTTCAATAAATATATCAGGTAAAGAGCGTTCAATTAATTTTTCTGCACCTTCTAAAACAGATAATTCTGAACCTTGAACATCTAATTTAATAAAATCAACATGTTTTAAATCAAAACTATCTAATTGAGCTATATTACAAATTTCTCCACCTTCACCTAATGAAGTATCACCTATATTAACCCATTCACTTTCATAGTTTACAGGATTTAATTCTAAAACACCATCTGTATTACCTAATGCACAATTAACAGCTTGTGCATTATAAATGTTATTTAATATTAAATTACCTGCTAATTGTTGAAATACAATTCGTTGTGGTTCAAAACAATACATTTGAGCTATATTAATTGTATTAGCTAATACAACTGCATTATAACCAAAATTAGCACCACAATCTAAAACAACAGCATTTGTTGGAATTATATGTAATACAACTTTTTTATAATGTGACTCCCATAATTTACCAGTTTTAAGGTGCTGTGCTATTGCATCATTTGGAAAAACTATAAATTTTCCATCTTCGTTTTCAAATATTTCTGATTTCATAAAGTCGAATATAATTCGTTTTGTTTTATTTGTTTTTCTAATGATTTTGGATGTAATAGAGCCCATTCTTCTCCTTCTAATAAGGCTAGATTTTTATAACCATCTAAACGTTCATGTACATTTCCTTTCCACTTTATTTCAGGTAAATTTTTACATATTCGTAATTGTGTATCAGGAAAATTTATCCATCCTTTTTCATCTACATTCCATCCCCATTGTTGAATTAAATCAGGTCTTGTTTTAATTCCTTCTACTGTGTTAATTCTAGGTAATGCCCAACAATCTACTGATGGGTTAAGATTAATCAATTCATGAATTGTTAGTGCTAATGTGTCTGATAATATTTCATCTGCATCCAGGAAACAAATGTTATTGCAGAGGCAATGATCTTTTAATATATTTTTAAATGCAGCAAAATCACCATTTAATGGTGTTATCCAAGGATTATATTCAGCTGCTATTTCTTTTACTTCAGGTGTAAAAGTAGTATCCAATAAAATTACTATTTCATCAGTATCTTTTTTTATTGATTCTATTTGATCTAGTAAACGTTTTAATTCAACATGTTCATTACATGCTGTTATTGCCCATGATATCATTTATTTTAATTTATATATAAAGATAAGAAAAAAATTATGACAAAGACTATTTTTCTACCATTTTAATTCCTGAAGGAGATGTGATTTTATATATTCCTATATTAATCATCAATAGAATAATAGTTAATATGAGATAAGGCATCCATAAAGTCACGTTCCTCAAAATATTGAATAGTTGACATATCCATTTTATGAGTTTGACCTTCTGGGAATTTCTTTATGTCTTTTTTAGCTATTTTTACTGCACATACAGCAGCCCATTTCCAATCTTTAACAGATGATCCTTCTGCAAATACCATTCCTTTAGTTGGAATATTGATTGTAGATGGATAGTAAATTAATCCTGTTTCTTTATCTATATATTTTAAATCTCTATATAGTTCAGGTAATAATTCTTCTTTAGTTTCCTGATTTGTAGATGTAAAACCACATCCATAACAAAAATGTACTTCTACATCTTCATTTTTTATAAAATAACTTGCGTCTGATGTGCATCTATGGCACATTTCCATTTGATCTTGCATTATGCTGTAGTTTTATTTAATTTTGGTAAGGTGATTGCAGAGAGTTTTGGTAATATTAATGGTTTATATTCAGGTACATTTTTATCCATTATTTTTGCTAATTTTTCTTGCATTTTTTCTAAACTGAACTCAGTTTTAGATCTATATGCTTGACGTTTAGCATTTTCTAAATATTTTGGATAATTATTAAATACATCTTCCATTATATCTGATGCTTGTCTATGATTAACAGTAAACCATTTACTACCTTCTATTATCATATCAGGTACAATAGCACTTGGATGAACTGGCGTTAACATTCCTCCAATTAATCTATTAAATTCAGGTTTTAAAAAATCCATGTGACCACTCCATGCAGTTGTAATTACAGGTTTTAATGATAATGAAGCCTCTAATAATGGTCTACCAAATCCTTCTCCTTTAGTAAATGAAACGTGAGCTTTTACTTTTGGATGATTATATAATAAATTAATTTCATTATCTGTTAATTCTCCATGTAATAAATAAATATTTGGTAAATCTCCAGTTACTGTTTTTTGTATAGTATTTATTTTACCTAAAATATCATCTCTATCTATACATGATGGAGTAGCATTTTGAGTTTTAAGAATTAAGGCAGGTTTATTTTTCTTATTTTTAAATGTTTCTAAAAATGTTTTAATTAAACCTCCTACATCTTTTCTATCTTCACCAAATGAACCTTGCAACCAATGTCCAACGAATAAAAAACAAAATGTTTCGGGAATGTCTTTTAATTGTTCATGAACATTACTAACATTAATACCCATAGTATTATTGTTATAAACATTTAAATCAACTCCTTCAAATAATACTTCAACTTTAGTTGCTAATTTAATTATACCTTCAACTTGTTGAGTTTGATTATTTCTTTTTTCAAATGTTGATGCTTCAAATGCTTTTTTAGCATGTTCTGATGATACTAACACTAAATCGGCTCTGTTGCATCCCTCAATCCAAGGTGCTGAACATATATCTGTTTCTATTCCTGCAGTAACTAAACAAGAAAATAATTTACCTACTCGCTGCATTTCATTTGGTATAGTCACTTGAAACCAATACTCCGGTTGTTTATTTAAAGTAGGAATTATTCTAGATATTAAATCTATTTCGTTATGAAGTTCAAGGTTTCCCCATGGTGTATTTCCCCATCTTTGAGATAATATTTTTATATCCCATTCATTTCCTTTTATTTTTATTAATGATTTTAAAAAATCAACAGATCTTTTACCATATCCACTCATTGTATCACAAGGACAAGATACAACACATAAAGGTTTATTCATATATTTTAATAAATTTACATTTCAACAAATTAGTTATTTTTTCTTCTCTTATTTTATCTTTTATTACTTGTTTAGGTCTATTATGATGTTTTTCCATATATTCTATTACTACGTTTTTATTTTTATCATATCCATCCAACCAAAATTTTAATTCTTTAATATAATATTCTCCACCATTTAAAGCATGTTGAAAATTATAACCGTTATCTATTCCATATTGTTCTATAATTTCACACGCTAATGGATTAAACCTTGCTACCCACTTTTTATTGAATTTATAAAAGTTAATCTTACATTCATTATTACAAAAATGATGATTATTTTTTCTAAATGGAGTAGTTGTGAAATCTTTTAAACAATATAAACAATTTTTATATATGATATTCCTAATTCTCCACAGCCAACAATTTCTTCCTTTTAATTTATTTGATATTTTTTCTCCTCTATCAGGTTGGTTATAAATAGATATTTTACCCTCCATAGATTTAGATATCTTATCTTTAGTTTCTTCTGAACGTTTCTTATCTTTATTTTTTAATCCTGTATCTTGTCTAGAACATATTTTACATAATTTTCCTTCAAATTTTAACTTTTCATATTCCCATCTATATTTAATTTCTTTATTACATTTAGGACATATTCTTACCCATTTCCTATCCATTAATCTATATTTATTTTAATTTTATCTTTTTTCTTTTCTCCATCACTTGGATAAGAATATACTACATAACTTGGAAACTATCTCAAATTCTAAATCTTTAAATTTATCAACATATTTTTGACCCATCCCGGGTTTAATATAACCTATAGTCATATGTGCTTGATAATCATCAAATTTGGATGTGTAAGGTAAAGTTCTTAATTCCTTATTAACATCATTTAATAATTCAGTATCAGCAACTTCAAATTTTAAAACATCGTATTTTTCATTCTCAAATAATGATGGACTAATAATTTCTACATTTTCAAATGTAAAACCATCTATTATTTCCTTTACTTGTTCAAGAGTTACATCATCATGTAATCCATATAATAGTGTTATATGAGGTTCATCTTCTAATCCATATGAAGGATCTTCTTCATCTATATAAATGTCTTCTTCGTCTATGTATTTTTGAATTTTACCTAATTGAGGAAAATTAAAGTATAACATAACACATCCGTATTCATAAACTCCTTGACTATTTTCTTTTAATAAATCTATTAACTTGATCATGCTACAAAGTGTTTTGGTTGTGTTGGAATCTCGGCTTTAATTAATTGGAATTTTTGTTTTGGTTTCCATTTTTCAAATGTTTCATTTATCCCATCAGCAATATTTTTGGACATCCATTTAATTGTCATCATTGCTTCATCTGAAGTAACCCATTCTCTAGCTGATTCACAAATTGAATTATATGTTTGAGGTGTTATTGTTTTTAAACCATGAACTACTGATAATCGATCTGCTACATCTTTAGCTCTTACTCTATCATCATAAATGTAAGGTGTTAATTGTGAACCTACTAATGTTAAATTAGATGGATAGACTGGAAACGCCCATTTACCACAACTCATATAATCAGCTCTATGATTTGATGAAAATTCTTTATCAAATTCAATCCATTCACCTTTATTATTTTCGAAACGCATTTGATCTTGCATTCCTCCACTAACATTACCTATAATAGGTTTTCCACACATCATTGCCTCTGTTAATGATAATCCCCATCCTTCATTAGAACTAATTAATATTCCAACATCTGAACAATTATATAATAAATTCATTTGTTGTGGTGTATACCTTTGTTCTGAGAATATTACATTGTATTTGGGATTGTTTCCCATTAACATTTCCTTAACAGCAAATAAGTTAGTACCATTTTCATCTAATGGTTGTGTATGCATTATTAATGCCGTTTTATTAGCTTCTTCATCTGTTAAACTATCAACAAAATATTTCCATGCTTCTAAAACAGTTGAAGGACATTTACGAGCTATATTTCTACTATTCCATATTGCAACAAAATTATATTCTTTACCTTTAAATAATTGTTTCTTCATTTCTTGAAGAGCTAAATATTCAGGTTGTTCATTTGTTATAGGGAAGAATACTTTATCATTTATTCCATGAGGTACGAATTTAATAACTTTGTTTTTAGCTTCTTCACCTAATACTACTCTATTAATATTTTCAGTTTGTTTTGAAATAGCTAATAATGCATCACATGATTCATAATATGGTTTATTATACATTGGGTAAGGTAAATCATCCCAAATATTATAATATATAATTGGTATTTTACTACGTATTTCTGATTCCATTTGGAATAACCATATGAAATATCTGGGATCAGTCATAATCATAATTGCGTCAGGTTTCTCTAATTCAATTAATTGTCTTAATAAATCTGAATTACCATATCCACTAATTGGATATAATGTAACACTGGCATCATTTATATCTGCATTTTTATTTGTATCTTCACTTAAATCCAATCTTTTACCTTGATCAGGATGATTAATTAATCCACCAATTACAATGAAATTGTAATGTTTAGATGTTCCTATAACAATTTCGCGCGATATGTTAGCCACTCCTGAGCTCATCCTAATATCATCTGTTATGAACATAATGCGTTTACGCTGATCTTTTGGTATGTGTTTTATTTCGTCCATTTAATGTTGTTTATTTTATATCTATTTATGTATGAGCAAAGTGATTGAAAATTGGTATAATGGTTAAGTCTTAACACGTCTTCTTCAGTTTTTGCACTACTAATTGGTTTACATTTTATACATACCTTCATACTTTACAAAGATAAAACATTTTTCTTAACCTTCCAAAGAAGTATTTAAAGTATCGTGTATTTGTTTTTGAAAATCTTTATTGGTTAAATATAGAAATATAGCTCTTTCAACTAATTTAGTGAATTTAAAATTTTTATTAGTCATTTCAATTTGAACCTTATTATATAATTCTTTATCTATTTTAACTGATGTTAATATTTGATTAATTTTTCTCATGTATATAAATATATACTTTTAATCTAAAGAACCATTACAAATATTATTTAATTTTAAATGACACCAATCACATAATTTAGTTACGTTTTTTGGATATTCCTTTTCTATAAATTTACCATTATCATCAAATACATCATTCAAAAATGCTATAAATGATTCCTGTGATTGTTTTAATTTAATTTTACCATTAGCTGGTGTAAATGTTTGTAATCTTTTAGGAAATTCAATGAATTCATTTGGTTGAATTTTGCGTTTTAAAATGATAAATTCAACATCAATATTTTCTATAGGAAAATTATATAATTCAGAAAAATATTGTTTATATAATAGTAACTGAGATAATTTAGTGTCGTCTTTTTTATTCCAATCATTCCATCCCTTTTTACTAGTTTTAAAATCATAAATATATATTTTGTTTGTATTAGTGTTATACATAACTAAATCTATATAACCCTGAAATATAACATTATTTTTGACTTCTTTTTGTATAGGCATTTCTATACCTACTAGAAATGTATTTTTTAGTGAAAAATAAGCTCCTCTATGTGATTTAAACCATTGTAAAATAGCTATACCATCCTCATAATATTCATTTAATTGCTCTTTATTACTAAAGTGTGAACCAAATTTAGTCATTTCTTCCTTATATGTTGACTTTAATTGTTCACCAAAATGTTCCTCTATATCAATTTTATTAGCAGCTGTTCCTGATTGATTATACATAACATTTAAATAACTCTGCATTGTATTATGCATTGCAGTACCAAACGTCATGTCAATACTTGGTGGAGGTTTTATTTTCTTCACATATTGATTATACCATTTATGAGCACAACTTTTATATAAGCTATACTGTGAAAATGATACCATCTTTTGGTTAGAAAAATCCAACTCTTTTAAAGTTGGATAATCCAATTTTATTGGTAATTTATTTTTCTTTGATTTAGCCATTATATAATTTTCTTATTGCTTTACCTAAATCATATTATTTGGATTTTGTTTAATTAATTCACTTAAATTATACAAATTATAACCATTATTTAATGTATTTTCTAGTCCATTTTTTAAATATTGTTTATCAACAGTTTCATGTTTATATTTTAACCATTCTAACATTTGCTTTAAATCTGTCCAAAAATGGCTATCTTCTATAACATGTAAATAACCTATAGTTACATGACGACTTGGACATGTTGATGGAGGTGTATATTGTGTTTTTTCAAACGGATCAATATTTTTAACGTTTGATTTTGTATTACCTTCTATTAATGACATTATTTCATATTTATTTGTTGAGTGATTCTTTCTACTTCTTCCTTAGGTAAAACATCAATATATTCTTTAGCATCATTAGTCGATATATCATAATAAATGGATATTGCTTTAACTTCTTCTAATTTATAATCCTTTTTCTTAGAGGATTTGATATATTTAGAAAATACAAATCCTTTAGGTAATAAATCACAATACAATTTGTATAAATATTCTGGTTTTAATATCCAAGTATTCTTTTGAACCATATTAACTACTTCACAATAGTCTGGATTCATTGATATAAACTTATTGATTAGCCAATTATTACAACTTTTTTTTTCATCTTCATCTAAATCATACCATGGTTTTTTATCTACCATAATATATTTTAAAACTCTAAATATTGGTTGTTGAGTTTTCTTCATATTCCCATTTAAATCCATAAGCTGTTTTTTGTTTTTTTAAGCAACATGATGAAATATTAGAATTAGGAAATCCTAATGTTTTTTCTACTTCTGTTAGACTATTCCATGTTTTTATAAATTCATCATTTAAATTTAACTGATTTACTCTTCTTTCATTTTTATGTCTTGATAAATTAAGAGTAATTTTGCTATCATAGGACCATATAAAATTTCTAGAAATGTTTGTTTTATTTGCTAATACACTCTTAATTCCTTTTCCATAAAAATTTTCAGCTTCTAATATACTATTCCATTCTTTAATAAATTCACCATCTTTATCAAATTGGTAAATTTTAACTTTAATTCTTTCACTTATTTCGTTTCTTAATTTTTCTGTTCTAATATATTTTCCACCTTTTCCTTTTAAAGCTTTACTTAACTTGCTTTTAGTTTCTTCACTTAATCTCCCAGATCTACCATCAATACGACAGCATAATGATGGAATATCTAATACTTTATAATAGTTCTTCCAATATGTTTCGCGTTCTAATAATTTATCTTCTGAACATTCTTCTATTATTTCAAATTTATGTGTGTCATAACCATACTTCTTTAATGATCTATATACTTTAGGTTGTTTTTTACATCCCTCTATATTTTTATATCTATATTTCCATGTTTTTTCAATATTAATTGATTGACCAATGTATATCTTGTTAGTTGGTGATGTTATTTTATATATTCCTATACTCATTTACAATAAATATATAAACTCATAGAGAAAATATGATTTCATATTTTATTCAGTAATTAATTTACCATTTGTATCCATTTCTCTTACATTACTAGGTAATATTCCTTCTTCTATATTTGTCACATCTTCATATTCAGTATACTCATTTATTATTTCAAGAGGTATAAACTCTTTATTTACATGTTGGCATGAAGCACACATCATCACGTTTATAGGTACAACTTGATCTCTACCTGTTCCTGTTATAAATTTTGATGCTTTTCTTAATAAGAAAGCTTGCATGAATATTTGATGTCCACATTCATCACATTTTATTTCTTCTGTTTTGTCTAATGTTATTTGTTCCATTAATTATTATTTTGTTTTAAAAATTCTATCGCTGCTTGAAAACCTAATTGATAACCTTGAAGCCATATTGATGATTCATTATTATTTAAATGAACAGGTGCTTCATCAATTCGCATATTTTCTACTTCTTCTTCGAAATTTTTGCTTAAATCAATTAAGTCTTGATTTTTTTCGTTTTGTTCCATTACTTATCTATTTTAAATTTCCAAATATACCCATAAGTTGTTTTTTTATCTGTACTTATAAATTTAAATCCATTTAATGTAATAAATTCTAATTCGAGATCCAAATTCTCTACATAAAATTTTACATCACCTATACTAATTTTTTGATTACACTACAACCACCATAAGATGTTTAGTAAATCAAATTCATTTAAATGTGCTTCTCTTAAACGCATTATATTTGTTTTTTATTATTATACTACTGCCATTCTAACTAAACAACCTCTGTATCCTTCAGGCATGTATTCATCTGGATTGGATAAAACTTTTTCTAACTTATCTCGAAGTTGCTGTTTCATTACTTCAGTTTGATCTTCCTTACTGTCTATATCTTGTGGAAAAGTTGGATTGAAAGTAAGTGTAACTGATCTGTATGGTTCGAAATTTTCCGGATTGTATATTAAAGGTCCAAACGTACATCCATCTTTTACTGGAGATTTTGCAAACGTTGCAGGGTCATACATTTTAGGAGTAAATAGGACTTGATTTACGTAAGCTATTTTATCTTCGTAAGTAGGATTTTCATTATCATCTAATTTAATTGTTTTAACTACAATTGGATTTCTATTTTTGTCTAATCCTGATGGAAGCTCCATCCAATCTACTTCTTTAAATTTAAAGTGATTTTTTAATAATTCTTCTACTAATTCTTTTTGTACTTTTGACATTTGGTGTATATCATGACCTCCTGGAGTTGCAGGAGATTGAAATACAGAGAAATGTGTTTTTGAATCTGTTATAGGACCTAATATGTCTATCAACTTTTGTGTGATTTGATTTGTCATAACTTTATTTATTATATTTTTTACTATTATTTTTCTACCCACTTATAACCATAAGCAGTTTTTTGTTCACCTCTAATACAAGCCCTTATATCGCTTCCATTAATTTTATTTTTTAAAATTTTAGCTGCTTCTTTAGCACTTCCCCATTCTTTAATAAAATTACCTTGCTTATCATATTGTAATACGGGTTTTGAATGACTATTAGAAAGTTTTGTTGTTCTATTATCATCATTATAGAATGTATGGTTTTTCATTTTAGTTTTGATAGAATTAATAGTCTCTAAAGATTTAATATGACCCAAGGCATAATTATTATTTAATTTACTTTGGCTTTTTTTGTTTTTAGTTTCAATTGAATCATAACCAAACTTACCATCTATACGACAACATAATGAAGGAGTTTCTAAAACTTTGTAAAATAACTTCCAATAAGTTTCTCTTTCTTCTAATATAACAACATCACATTCTTCTATAATTTCAAACTTATGATTTTCAAAACCATGTTTTTTTAAAGAATTATATAATTTTATTTGCCCTTTACAATGTAAAGTTTTATAAGTTCTCCATCTTTTTTCTATATTAGTACTTTGCCCTATATAAATTCTTCCACTAGGGCTTATCATTTTATAAATTCCTATTTTAATATTGATAATATTTTACTCATAAGTGATGCAATTGAAATTTCCTTATCAGGTACAGCTCTAATACGCCATTGACATTCATCAAGTTCAATTACTATTTCTGCTTCTTTTCCTTTAGCAAATTTATCTAAATTATCAAATAATAATTCAATTACAGTTTGATAATCATCTAAATTAGCATCTACTACTAATTGTCTAATTTCTGACCATGATTTAGATGTAGGTTTTTGTAAAATAGCTAAAATGTTTTTACCTAAATCATCATTAATTGGTACAAATTTAAATGTGCCTTCATTAATACATTTTTGTAAATATTTAATTGTAGATCTTATATCTGGGTAGTAAGCATTAACTAATGCTACTAAATCTTTATTATCATATTTTACATTTTCAGGTTCTAAAATATATGTTACCAAATGTTTTGCTATTTCACCTTTAGAAACACCTCTAAATTCCCAAATTTCACATCTACTTCTTAGTGGTTCTACAATTTTACCTAAATGATTAGTTGTAAATATAAATCTAGTAGTCATTGAATAATCTTCAACTATTTCTTTTAATGCTTCTTGTGCATTATTAGTTAGATTAGCAGCTTCTTCCATTATAATAATCTTGATAGGATTAAATGATGCTGCTGATGCAAATAATTTTACTTTTTCTCTAATAGTATCAATACCATTTTCATCACTAGTTTTAATAATTAAATAATCACAATTTAGTTTTTTAACTAATAATCTAGCTAATGTGGATTTACCTAAACCAGCTGAACCATGAAAAATTAAATGAGGAATATCATTATTTGCTAACCATTTCTGACATTCAGCTTTTAATTCAGGTGAACCTAAATAATTATCTAATTCAGTTGGTCTAAATCTCTCTATAAAAAGTGTATGTTGTGTATTCATTTATATAAATTTACATTAAGTTTTCTGACAAATCTTCTTTTTTATCTTCTTTTTCAACAATAACACATTCAGTTAATAATAACGTTATTGCAGCTGAAACAGCATTTTGTAATGCACATCTTACTACTTTAGTAGGATCTAAAACACCATGTAAATATGCATTAACTTCTCCTCCTCTACCTAATAAATCAGGTACTAAATCAGATGATAATGAATTAAAACGAGCATAGTCTTCAGGATTTAATCCTGCATTTTCTAATATTTGTTTGAATGGTTTTGCACATGCCATAAACATTATACCATGTCCTGTACTAAAATCAGTTTTTTCTAAAGGTTTAAGTTCTTTACGAGCATGTAATAATGCTATTCCCGCTCCAGGCAATATTCCTTCCTCAATAGCAGCTTTAGTTGCATTTAAAGCATCCTCTACTCTATCTTTCTTTTCTTTAATTTCAATTTCATTTCTTCCACCAACATTAATAATAGCTACTCCTCCTATCATTTTAGCAATACGTTCTTGTAATTTTTCTATTTCATATGCTGATGTAGTATTTGCTAATTGATTTTTAATTTCTTCAATTCTAGCTTTTATTGTTTCTTCATCTCCTTTACCATCAACTATAGTAGTTGTATCTTTACCTACAGTAACAACTCTAGCTTCACCAAACCAATCAGTATTGAATTTGTCAAGTCTCATACCTTTATCAGGTGATATTAATGTTCCTCCTGTAATTGCAGCTATATCTTCTAATATTAATGTTCTTTTTTCACCAAAATCAGGTGCTTTAATAGCAACTACTTTTAATGTGCCTCTCATTTTATTAACAATTAATAATGATAAAATTTCATCTGCAATATCTTCTGCAATTATTGTTAATGATTTGTTTTGTTGAGAAACACTATTTAATATTGGTAATAATTCTTTTGAATTACTAAGTCTTTTATCATATAAAAGTACTAATGAATCTTTTAATTCACATTGCATTGAATTATTGTTAGTAACAAAATATGGAGATTTATACCCTCTATCAAATTGAATTCCTTCAACTACTTCTAATGATGTTTCTCCAGTACGAGATTCTTCTACAGTAACTACTCCATCTCTACCTACTTTATCTAATGATGTAGTAACTAAATCTGCTATTTCAGATGAACCATTAGCTGATAATGACGCTATTTGTTTTAATTGTTTAGTATCTTTAACAGATAAAGATTTCTCTTTTAACGCTTTAACTATTATTTCAGTTGCATCTTCAATCCCTTTTTTTATTTCAGTAACATTTACTCCAGGTAATGAAGCAGCATCTATTGATGCTTTAGCAATAAAACTAGCTAATACTGTGCTTGTAGTAGTGCCATCTCCAGCCTGTTCTACTGTTTTAATAGCAGCTTGTTTAATTATTTGAGCACCAAAGTCTTCAATTGGGTCTTCTAATTCTTTAACCATTTTGGCTACTGAAACTCCATCCTTTGTACTTTGGATACCTCCATAATCATTCTTATATAGAACATTCTTACCAAATGGTCCCATTGTAACAGAAACCGCTTTATTAATTGTTTCTACTCCATTCTTTAATTTGTCTTTAGCTTCTCTTCCAAAACTAGTTTGAGTTGTACCCATATTTATTTTATAATTTGTTTAGTTGTTATTAATCCTGTTGCAAGAATTTCACTCCATAATTCTTTTCTTTCAGATGGATCTGAAATTTGACTAACTGCTTTTGAAAATGATAAATATCTTCCCATACGTTTATCATAATTGTCATTTTGATGAACTACAGTCTTTCCAGTGTATGCTATGTTTGGATCATTTAGATCTGTTAAATAACATTCAGTTGAACCTTTTGCTGCTTTGTCAACTATTTTAGAAAACTTAGGATTAGTCATTCTTTTGTCATTGTGATTGTTGTGTTTCCAAGACACTTTGTAATTTTTAATTTTCATTTTGTTTAATTTATATATTTAATAATATAATCTACTTTAAAGTTATGACCCCTCTCATTAAAATAACAAAACCCATCTATTATTTTGTTAATTGTTAATGGTATACCCTCAAGTTCTCTATGGTAGCCTTTAGTTATTACTATATCTCCAACTTTAGGATATCTTTTTGTAACTGGATTTAGTTCTAATGATTGTTTTTCTTGTAATGTACAGTTTAATAAATCAGTGTAATTTCTTAAATCAATTAAAGTATCACTTACACTTTCATTTTTAGCAACTTTATTACTAAATAATAAGTTACATAATCTTTGTACTTTAAGTAAAATGTAAAACATATGTACTCCTTCTACTTTAGACATATCAACTTCTAAAAGTTGAAGTACATTATGCATTTGTTTAAAGTTTTTTAAAATATCTACTCCAGCATAATCATGCCCTTTAGATTTAAATAATTCTATTCCTTTTTCATTGATCTCAGAAATCAATTCCAATTGTTCTTGTTGTGTCATTGTTTTTAAAATATTTGTTTATATTGTTATTCCATCTTTTATTTACTTGTTCTAGTTTGTTAGCTATAAGCTTTAAACTATAACTATCCCAACTACCATTATTAATTTTATTCATCCAAAAATGAAAAAAACCATCTACATCTCTTTCAAATGTACCTAAATATACTGTATTAAAATAAACTTCGTTAAATTTAACTTTTATCATGTTCTAATATTTCTCTGTATTGAATAAATCCTTTATAATTTCTACACCAACCTTCTGCATTAGTTTCAATACTTCCTTGTTCTACCAAATGACCCATAGAATACTTAGGCTGCTCATACCAACCCTTTACATGACTTCCATACTCTTCATCACTCATAGCTCTAGCACAATGTTCAAATGGAGATGCATGAAAAGGTACTTGATTAGCCATTCTATCATGTAATGATATTTGTTTATCATAACTAAACTCTTTTTCATCTCCTACAACAGTATAAGAAGTTCTTGCTGCCATAGCTGTAGAGATTTTTACTTTTCTAATAGCTACTCCTTCATCTAAAGTTAATCCTGCATCTATAGGAATTGTTGGAGGTAATATTATTTTATCCTCAAATGGTATATGCCACTCTCCTGCTTTTAATTGTTTAGGAATAGATTCATTCATAGCATCCCACATTGCTTCTGCAAGTAGCATCATATGAATTTCAGCCATACCTTTATTAAGTGTTGTCCATTGTAAATAATCATTTACATCATTAAAATCACTTTCCCCTAATATTTTATTAATTTCTACCAAAGCATCTTTTTTACTTTTAAATGTTTTATGATTAAATTCATATTGAGGACAACGTAAAGCAAAGAAATTCTCCCATTCTGTAGCTGTAATTAATACAGTATGCCACATAAAAGGTTCAAGAAGTCTATTACAAAGCTGTTTGGTTACTCCTAAATCATGTAAACTTATTGTAGTTTTTATTGCTCTTTCTTTTGCAGCATTCCATTTAATTTCATTAGCTTCTATATCTATGTCAGAGGTAAAATATTCAGTACCTTGCATACCTTTATGGTCTTTTTGCCAAGCAATAGGAATAAAGGGGTCTTCCTGAACCATCTTAACCATCTTTTCAAATGGTATTGCTCTACTACTTGCAGAATTCCTACTAAACATCCTATGAGTATTTAATTCAGCAAGAATAAATCTTGGGAATGTCACTAACATGGTTGTTATTCTGTCACCTTGAGGATTTATACTATCAGCTACTATTGTAGCATTTATATTACTCATTTTCTAATACTGCAAATATATCAGCTTCTTTATAAATTAAAAATTCTTCTTGATTTAAGAACATACGTGATCCTCCAAATGATGGAAATGTTACTATTTCTCCTACTTTTAATGTTGTTGGCACTATGTTTCCTTCCATATTTTGGCGTCCTGGTCCTACAGCTATTATTTCTCCTATCATAGATTTCTCTTTACCTTCATCAGGTATAATAAGATTACCATATTGACTTTCAGTCTCTTTTTGTTGTTGTTTTATTACTACATTATCATGTAGTGGTCTGTTTAATTTATACATTTATTTTATTATTTATTTAATTCCATCCTAATTCTAGTGATAATATATTTGTACATTGTCCTGTATAATTTTGGTAATGGTTCCAATCATTATTACAGTTATATACTACAAAAACATATGTTTTATCATCATTAAAACTTTTAATGATTCCGTTTTCTTTTGTTCCGTGTGGTGATGTATACGTTACTCTATCTCCTTCTTTCATTATTCTATAATTTGTTTTATTTTTTCTTCTCTAGTCATATTATTTTGCTATTAAAAAGTATTCTGATTTAATATTATTTTCTTCGAATTGTAATTTAAGTACACCATCTATTGATAAAAATCCTTTACCATCACATTTATTGTTTATAAAAATATTCTTCAAATATTCTACAGGAAATTCTAGGGTTTTAATTCCTAAAACATCATATTTAGCAGGATGTTCAAAATTAATTTTATCATTAAATTCACCTGCTTCACCTATAACAAATTTTAATGATTGATTTTGTGTTGGTGTAATAAATACCTTATCAGTTTCAACAGATTTTTTAGCTTTAACAAATTTATTTGCTAATATTTCATTTAAATCAAATTCAATTTCATATACAGGTTCATTTATTTCTTTAGGAATTGAAGGAGCTAACATCATATCAGCTAAAACATATTCTAATTCATAATTAGAATCTGATATAATCATTTTTGTAGTTTTTTGATGTTGAGTATTTAACTTAATATCAATTTGTGAACCCGTTACTTTTAATAACTTAATTAACCTGCTAGTTCCATATACAACAAATTCAGAATTATTATTTATAAAATCTGTTTTTATTCTACCAAACAAATCTTTATTGGGTGAAATAAAAGGTATATCTATTTTATTATTTGATATATTCCATTTAGCATTTTCAGTAATACCTTCTAAATGATACTTAAATATTATATTTTCTAATGTTTCTTTTTCCATAAAATTAAATTTAATTAAAAAACCTTGACAAATCTAAAATAAAAAATACTTTGAAATCTTTTCATTTAATAATGGAAAATCCCACTTTAAATCTTTGAATAATTCCTTCAATTTTCCTAGTATTGATGATTCAAATATTGATTCAACATCGATATAATCATTAACAAATTTTTCTATATCAGGTGGTACTTTACTACCATGAGGTAATCCTATAGTTTCAATATGGTATGGATTATTTTTAAGATTTATAACTGATATTTTATCACCTTCAAGTATAGATTCGTATTTTTTATCCAGTTGTTTAAACTTAAGAATATCATTATAATTTACAGCTGCTCTACTATTATATGGTGTGCCTGTTATTAATTCACTAAATATTGAACCTGATGTAGGTTTACGTTTTATGTAAATGTTAATATTTTTTACTCCTGTAGGTTTACCTAAAATTCGAGAATCTATTGTTTTTAATGATTTATAAAGATCAATAATTGCTTTATCTAATTCACTTTTAGGTTTATCAAACAATATATCCTTAATAAATTTAGTACCAAATTCTTTAAATATTGGATTAATATTAGATTTCATTATCTCTAATCCTTTAAGATCCAATTCTTCTACAACTACACCTTCTTTATTGGTGATATACATTCCATACCTACGTTTACCTGTAGTTAATAGACTACGTGCAATTACTTCTTGTTTTAATTGGAAGTAGTGAGTGTCAGGTTTAATATTAAACAGATTTTTGCTAATAGTGTTTAGGTTAGCGTTTGATTCCTCTTGTATTTGGTTTGCTAACTTTAATATAATTTCATTTTTATTGGTATCGTTAATTTCAATACCTTGAGATTTCATATGTTCTAATACAGGACGTAATCCTATAAAAAGACTATCCGTATCTGATATTTTAATATGATTTGTTTCCTTTATTTCTGTTTCCGATTTCATTTATATAACCGTATTGTTCTGCTATTTCTGTTGTCTTAAATAATGGTTGTAAATTTGTATAGTGAAAGCATTGTTTTTGTTCTTCTAATTTAGTTAAATCAAAATTTGAACATGCTTTAATATGATCTATTTCCCATAGTGTTCCATGGTTTTCCCAAGTCATTTCAGGTTTAAATTGTTGTTCTAAATATAATTTAAGTTCTTCAATAGAACAATTTATTAATTCAAGTACAGATTTTATTTTATATCCTCTAATTACAGCACTATAAAATCTATTTCTTAAAGTAACTTCAATTTTGTATTGAATATTGTTATTATATCTATCATTTTGATATGGTCTGTCTCTTTCAGCTATATAACCATATTTTGAATTATATTCTTTTACACATTCTATACATTTATTTTGTAAACCATGAGGTGCTTTTTTATCAGGATAAAATTCTGTTTTGTTTTTTATTGTAAAACATGTATTACATTTTTTTATATTTTTATATTTTTCCTCTAAAAGCAACCATTTATATTCGTATTGTTGGAATGTTTCTTTTAATGTTTTGCTTTTACGTTTTTCTCTAAACCATAATGCCCAACATTTATTACAATAACCACTTGATTGCAGTTGTTCAAATTCTTCTACACAACCAGTACATCTTTTTCTTAAACCATCTTCAGAATATTTTATTAAATCTATGTTATGTTTATATTGTTTTCTATTTTTTGTTTTACTCATGATATATTGTTTTATTATAAATATACATAGAGTCTGTCTTTTTCCAATATAAAAAAGAGAGCTTGGGTGACCAAGCTCTTTATTTAAATTTTTATTTTACAGGAAATGTTGATTTTAATTTTTTTAGATGAGATACTAAAGCATCATACATTTTATTTTCATCATTTTTATATTTTGATTTAATATCGTCTATAGCTTTAGAATAATCAAATTTAGCTTCAATTTCATCATCACTATATTGATCATATATTTTTTCTTCAATATCGCCTATTTTACTTAAAATTGTTTTTATTTTATTTTCATTTTCAGTAATAAGACCTGCAAGTTTTTGCATTCTTTTAAATTCTTCGGATAAAATTTGTTTGTTCATTTGTTTGTTCATTTTATTAATCATTTTGTTATACATATTAAAGATTGAACTTAAATATTAATTCTTCTTTATTTAATTGTAAATATTCATTATTTATTTTATCATTTACAAAATCTATAGTAGACATAGTTAATCTTTGTCCTGTATTTGTTATGGCAGCACTGCATATCATATGTCCATCAGTAAATCTCCATCCATTCTTAGCAAAAGTTCCATACATAGCGTTTTGTAAGATTTTAAACACATATTGAAATGAATCATATAATTTATAATTATCCCAATCCTTATCTTTACCTGCTTTTTTCTTTAATCCTCTATAATATTCTCTTTTATCAAACCAATCTTCTAATATTTCAGCAACACAGCTCTTTATATCTGTTCTAAATATAGCTCCTGATGCTGATATAGTGTGATTACCTTCTTGAATTAAATTAATTATTTGACCTAATTTAGCATATGTCGATTCAAGTTTATATGTTTCTTTATTTAAACGTTGAAATGTTATTTGTTCTTCAGGATCTCTTAATTTTAGTTTTTCTAATGAATGGTTTTGTTCATATGTAGGTCTATCTATTACTTTAATTCTACCTATTAATGTTTCTATTCCTAAATTAAGTGATTTAATAATAGAAGGATATAGTGATGTAAAATCTAAATC